GAAACGAGCATCCTTTTCTTCAGGACGCACGAATGGGGTAACTTCAAACCACTTGTCCGAGTGACCAACCAAAGTGAGATACTTGCTGTTCAAGAAGAACATGTTCCCAGCAGGACAGTCAACATCGTAAGCCACGGGAGCAGCCTTAAACAAAAGGTTTTGGAAGCCTGCATCAGCAGTCTTGGTGTCGGTGTAGCGCAACTGAGGTTGCAACAACGACTCATACTTTTCAAACAAAGTCTGAGTACCAAGAACCATGTCAGGATGATCGTTACCAACACTAACAGTGTTATAAGCAGTCGTCATCTGAGCAAGCGTCAAAGCACCAGCAGTGTTTTCCTCATATGAGTTCCACCATGATTCAGAAGCACCATTGATGCCACCAACACTGTTACCTGATTCAACAAGGTTGCCCAAGCCGTTCCAGTCCTTGCTGCTGTTACCAGTACCATTACCGAAGAACATGGCGTTGAAGCCTTCCTTCATTGACTCTTCAGCCTGCATGATCTTCGCTTCAAGAAGGTTAACCATTGCTTGTTCGCCATTGTTTTTCGCTTCTTCAATACCTGAGATAGCGATGGAAGCAGCGTACTGCTTCCAGTCGTATTCAGCAGCAGTGATACCCGACTGAGGAGTAAGGGAAACAGCATCGTAACCTGAGTACGACGACACAGTTGAGTTCTCACCATAAATGAGAGGTTCAACGATGTTAGTTCCACCATTCAACATGCGAACACGACCCTTGTCCATCAAGAAATAGGTTAAAGGACGAGCGTTGAAAACGTTGTCAGTAAGTGTTTTGCGGTAGTTTGCAACTGTTGTTGCCAACAGTGTTTGTAGTGCATCTCCATGAATAGCCATAATAATTACCCCTTAAGGTTTAAGAGACACCGTGTTGCCGTTTTGCAGCAGCCCAAGCGTCAGCGATTGTTTTTACGGGTCCGACCTCATCCTTTGCAGTCCTTGCAGATGTAGCACCTGAAACGACAGATGCTGCACGTTTTGCTTCAGTCGCCTTAGTAGTACGTTCAGTTTCTGCTGAACGTCTAGCACTAACACGGTCAAAAGCAACCTGCTTAAAGACTGCTTCAAGATTCGTATTCCCCTGCGCAATGGCAGTGGATACAACTTCTTGAGGATCAAAATCTTCACCATATTTGGTTTGCAAACGCGAGATCTCTTCTTCAAGTCTCTGCTGTGCCTGCACCTGTTCAAAAGCCGATACTCGTCTATCAATCTCTTGGAGACGTTTATCAACTGGATCTTCAATCCCAAAATCCGTTAAAAACGGATCATCTTCAACCATCTGTTGCGCATCCCTACGGCTAATGCCATAGTGATTTGATAACAAATCAAGTGTTGAAGCAGGATCACTTTCAAGTGCTTGCCGTATAGCAGAAGCCCATTGGAGTTCTTGCTTTTGCGATGCCAACTCTTGCGTCTTACGAGTATAATCCGCTTGACGTGAATAGCCAGCAACAGCCTCAGATAGAGGCACTCGTACTTCTTCGCCATCAACTTTTACAGTAACGTAATGGTCACTGTATTCGCTTAGGTCTAGAACTGGTGCATCTAGTTCGGCTAATCCCTGATCTTCAACTTGTCCATCAACAATGGGGTCTGCGCCAAGGCTATCTTCAAAGGTGTCTGTCACCTGTATCTCCTTAGAGTCCTAAATGGTTGCTCTATAGATACAAACATATCGTTACATGGTGTTAGGTAACTGCACGCCCATACGAGAAGAAAGCATCGCTAACACCGAAGGGTCAACACCTGAAAGCGCATCAGGGCTTGAAGGTGGAGGAGCAACAGGAACTGGTCCTGCAGCAGGCGCACCCTGCGCAGTCATGCCACCCATATCAGGAAGCATAGGCATACCACCCTGTGGAGGCATACCACCTTCAGGTGGAGCGCCACCAGCCATCTCAGGAGAAGGAGGTGCTTGCTGAATAAACTGGTCAGGGTTCTTAATACCGAAACCAAACTGCAGAACATGTGCTGCAAGAGCAGGCATGTTAATAAGCCCAGCACCAGCAAAAGGAGCCATAGCATCAACCATCTGCAAAGCCATCTGTCGTCGGAAAGACTCATTCACAGGGGCTGTAGAACCAGCCTCAACATCAAAGTCAAACTCTCCAGCAATATATTCAGACTCAAAAGTGACCCAAGTAGGTTCGCCATCACGACCAACAACACGAGCAACTTGCTCACCAGTCATAAACTGTTGAGCAAGAGCAACAAGACGGAAAGCAACCTCAGCGATAGCGCCCTCAATGGTGGCTAACTTGTCTGCTGCACGAGCATTCGCAGCATCTTGAACGATTGCTGCTTCTGTTGCTGTACGACGAATTTCAGGGACACCACCACGCTGATACTCAGATACACCTGAAACAGTCTGAATGTCACCTTCAATGATATCTGACTGACGATAAAACTCAGGAGGAGTAACAACTGCAGGGAAAGGAACAACAACGTTATTAAGGTTTTCGTCACCTGAAACAGGCACAAGCACGTTGTCATAATCTGACTCTAATGCGTCACGACCATCAGCATCAAATGCTGATTCCTTAAACAAGTACTTACGTGAGTACCGTTTACGGTGATTCATCATCTGAGTACGAGTTGCGTTCAACTCACGTTGAAGAGGCTCAATAGCCTCAAGGTCACCCATAGGATAGAAATAGTCAGGAATGTCGTAGTTTCGGATCATCACAAAAGGATGACCGAAAGCATACGGCATTTCAATTGGCTTGACTAGAAACTGTTCTGAACCTTCAGCAAAAACACACATTGTTTTTTTAGCAATGTCGTAGTATTCCCATACTTCAACATAACCTTCTTCGGTGTCTTGAACTTTACGTTTTGCTGGATCTTCACTATAACGACCCCATGATGTGGCGTTAATGTTTTCACGTGCTGCACGTGAGTACCTCTTGTCGCTCTTGATATCTTTTAATGAACGACGAATACGATGCGCAATCCACTGCGCATCTTGCATTGAAGTAGCATCAGGATCAACGTATACATCAAATGGTGATACACGTTCAACAAAGGGGCGATCTTCAACGACAATAATGGTGGGGGTTACCTCATTGCCTTCAACACTGGGATCGGAATGATCTCCTTCTTCTGAAATGTTTTCTTCCTCAACATAACGATAGCCACACTTCAACCAGCCATGACCAACGATAAGGAAGTCTTTTACAGCCCTGCGGAATTCGGGGCGAATCTTATAGTGCTTCCACCAATAGTTAATTACAGCCTCAGTGATGATCGCCTTAGGCGCATCAGCAGGGCGACGAGCATTAACCGCAATCTTGGGATAGTTAACAGCAACGCTAGGAGCAATAACGTTAATTGTGGAGAATGAGATGTTGATCAGCAAACGATCTTCATCGGAGATGTCTTCGTAATGGCGACCACGATAGAGGTCAATCAAACGTCGCCAAGTATCGTCGTATTCTTCCTCACGTCGCCAACGTTTCGTAATGGCAATCTTCTTTTGATAACGACTAAGTGCCTCGGAGTTAGAAGGACGAGCCATTATTACTCACCTTCAATGCTATTAATGTATTCTTCTGAAGCACGATAAACGAAGTTGATGAGTGCGCCAAGACCAGTCCAAAGGGCTGTCTTCCAAATCTCTAGACCGCCTACAGCGCCACCAACAAGAATACCTGTTGAGGCAAACACGAATGTTGCGACTGCTTTCTTGGCTGATTCTGAATATTTCATAATCCCTCTTTCAAGTGGTAATCAATATGATCGTCCAAACGATCATCTATATGGTCAACCTTGTTTTCAATACGGCGAAGAACTTTATAGTTCTCGCCATGTTCCCTCGTATTGCGAGTGTCATACCTTTTTAAAGCCAACATTAAAGGACCACCAATAAGTGCGACGACAATAGGGGTAATCCAATACATTTAGATCCAACGAGTCCCAACAGGTTCGGCTTTAATGCCAGCGTTAGCAGCATGCCTCATTTGTTCATCTTGACGCTGCTTAATGGTAGGACCATGAAAGTCTTCTTTACCATGAGCAAAACCTAAACGAATACCTTTTACGTGACAACCAAAACAAACAGCACCTCTACGTGGAAGTACGTCAAAAGAGAAGAGTTTGTCACATTCTACACAGTTAATAGATCCCATCACAGTATAAGGGGATCGTTACCTACTTCTTTCGTGCGTTATACGCACCTAATGGAACTGTTTTTAATCCTTCATCCCCATATTGGATAAAACGTTCAAACCAATGCAAACTATATTTAGGTGACGCTATCTCAGGTCTGTACTCAGGGAGCCACACATATTTTAGCATTTGATATGTGATAGCCAAAGACATTACTCTGTCGTCGTGAGGTGAACCATTCATCCGACCATTGGCATTACGAACATAGGTCTTTAATTCTGCGATAGTGCGTTCACAGGGTATGTAGATAACGTTGTCTCGGATAGCCCCAGCCAACTCGTCAATAGCCAAAGGCTTTGACGCAGTCGTAGTACGCCAACCGACAACCTCTGAAGGCTCAGGGTTGCGCTGCTGCAAACGGCGCTGACGATACATGTTTTTATACCCATATCTTTGCATAGCCTTGACAGTGGTTAAACCGTGGTTGTTGTTTTCCACGGCAACTAAAGCACCATTATAAAGCCACCCCAACTCGCAAAGGGCATCACCAAAAAGGTCAGGTTCAATATGCCCATGCCAATGCGCTACAAGCGCATCTGTGCGAGCATTAATGATATGCGCCGACGAATAGTCACCATGACCTAGACCTTCAGCGATGTCAGCCCCAATAACATAAATGCCATCAGGTTCAGGCATCTCCCAAATAGCCAATTCGCCATCAGGTGTTTCTCTATATTCAACCTGCTTACGAGCGATAACATGTAGATACCCACGTTGCGGTTCTTCAATCTCATATTGCATAAGATTGTCAATATCAAAAACGGGGTTACCCGATTTGATAAAAGCCTCTTCAGGGCTACGAGGATATTCTTGATGCAACTGCCAAGAAGGCATTGTTTTAGACTTGGACTCGTACCATTGTTCGTCACGGTCACCAGCGGACCAAGGCCAAAAAATACCTTTAAACAAGTTTGTTTTGTTTTGTGAACCTACCCACATTTGATGGAAGAAGTTACCCGAACCATTAGCCGTAGACAGACAGATAACACGACCACCAACGTCAGCAATCGGCTCAATAGAAGCCCACGCCTCCTCAGAGTTGGGAAGGAATGCCATCTCGTCAACAATAACAAGATACACAGACTCACCACGGGCAGGATCATTGCCTGAAGGTAATGATTCAATAGAAGACTCGTTAGAGAACGTCATCTTTAACTGGTTGTCAGACGTGATATCGGGACCACGTTCTTTCATCCACAAAGGAATGAACTTAAAACCATACTTGGATTTTTGTAGCAACTTGGCTGCTTCTCGTTCAGTACGAGAAAGCATGACAACAAACCTGTCAGACCAAAAGAACGTTAACCAAAAAGCATAGGCTGCACCAAGAGTGGAGAACCCAATCTGACGTGCCTTAAGAACCACACTATATCTATTAGAAAGCCAAGCACGAATAGTTTCAATCTGTGCCTCACGCATATCAAACTTGATACGACCACGCTCAGGATGTTTAATGTGCCAGTAGTTATCACAAAAATATTGAAACGCCTCAACTAGATCATCTATAGAAGCGTCCTCGCCACCCTTGCACTTACGCCATTCCTTCTCATTGAGAAGTTCACTCAGATCCATTTTTCCTCATCTTAAGTGGCTCAGGATTATCTTCCTGACCACACACTGGACATTCCCACTTACATGCTGCAGGTGGATACTCTTCACCACAAACAGGGCATTCAATTAACTCGGTCATACAACCCGCAGTTTGAGGCTCATACAATCCGCAGTTTACGAGACTCCTGCTCACGAGAAGCAACAGCAGAAATAAGATCATCTAACTCTTTATCAGACAGTTCAGCACTTGACTTCTCAGACTTAACTGTCAGCGTAGGAGGAGACATCCGATTGGTGGCTTGCAGATACAGTTGTGCTGCCCGTATGTCGCCGCCAATTGCCTGA